ACCGCCGCCCCCACCGCCACCGCCCGCGCCAACAATTTCCAACCTCAAGCCTGATCCTCCGTATAGATGCCGCTCGACGCGACCTTGCTACCTACCATGATTTCGCCGTACACAATCGGCACCGGCTCGCCTTGCGCCGACGAATTCACCGGGCCGTTGAAGTAGTACGACGTTCCGTTGTCCGTCACGCCTGACAGGCCGCCGGTCTGCGGCGATAGCATCTGCACGACGCCGCCCAGCATCATGCTCGCGCCCATCATCATCAGCGCTGTCCCGCCCGACCACGACGTGAGCGCACCCACCACCATCAACGCCGCGCCAAGGATGGTTTGGAACAGTCCGCCGCGCTTCGAACCCGCGATCATCGGCGCGATGCGAATCTCTGAACGCGACGCGGGAAATTCCAGCTCGTCCCGCCCGATGTTGGTTTTGTCGAGAAACACGGCAAACGTGAGGCCCATGTCACGCGCGCCGGCTAGGAACTTCCGGAATCCCGGCACCACCGCGCAAAGCGCCCTCACGGCTTCGTGTGCCGATCCCACGGCGAGCCGGTGCACCCGCCCGAACCGAGCGCCAGCGACGCCGTACAGGCGGATCGTAGTAAGTGCTTGCCCCATCAATTCCCCCTGTATCGAAGCGTCGTGTAGTGGCTCGCTTGCCACATGCCGCCAAAAAGTACGTTGGTCGACAGCCGGCCGGCCATGTGATGAATCATGCGGCCGTCGCCAACGTAGACGCCCGCGTGATTCGGCTCGTTGTTTTTGCTCAGGATCGTCATCAACATCACGTCGCCCGGAATGAGCGTCGCATCCTTTCCGACGTTGGCAAACCCGGCCGCACGGTAGTTGTCGAGGTACAGCGAGGATTTGCCGTCGTTCCACCAACCATCAGTGCGCGGAAAATCCGGCAACGCCACGCCGCGCTCTACCTTGTACCAATCGCGCACGATCGAATAGCAGTCGTGCACGCCATGCACGAACTCGCGGCCAATCAGCGGAGCCATGTAACCGCCCGGCGAAAACGAGCCCCACGCCTCAACCCCAATCGATCCGTCGATCTGAACGCCAACCGATACGATGACCCACAGCGGTACGCCCGCCGCTTCCGCCATTGTTCGATCTGCTTTCGACGGCACCGCGCGTCCGCCCGGATGCGAGTGCACAACAATCTCAATAGAACCGATCGATTCAGCCGATACGTAGTCCTCACCGCTAATTCGAAAATTTCGAAGCGGATCATCTGCGGTATTGGCGCATCGCAGGTAAGCGAGCGGCCCGCCATTGTCTGGTGAGACGACAAACCCGCACGCCTCGTTCGGGTAAGCCTCGACAGCGTGCGCATCAATTGCGGCGCGCACGCTGTCGGGCAAATCCGATATTTCAATCATGACAAAACGTCCGTGAGAAAGCCCCCGTAGGGCAATTCGCTATTCTCACCGAACCGGCACACGCACCCGCTCATCCGCATACTGCATCGGTCGAGCGCCGGATCGTCTACCGGCTTGTCGTTGCGGTCGAAAAATCGAACGCCCGTATAGCCGCAATCCGGACCGCGATACGACCACTCACACATGTTGACCATCGGGCGTGCGGGAATCTGCTGTCCGCCGAAGTCCAGCGGAGACGCGAGCGTGAAGCTCACCGACACCCCACTTTCCTCTGCCGCCTTCTGCTCAATGCGCCAGATTTCCACGGCCATTTCGGCCGTGGGGTCAGCGGTCGGATTGCCCGCCGGGAAATTGCGCGCATCCAGATACTTCGCGAGTGTGCGGCGTCGCTTTACCGTCGCGCCCACGAAGTCATCGAGAACCACGCACAGGGCGCTGATCGTGGCCCCTACGTCGCCCACGTTGAGGGTCGGCGTCGGCTGCTGCGCGTCCGTTGTTTTCTTGAACCCCGTAGCTTGAATCGGCCACGGTCGATACTCCTGTCCCTGCCACCAGATTGACCGGCTTTGGAGATGCCCGTGGAATCGCATCATGTCGCCGCCGATGTTCGTTGCATCGACTTCGAACAGTTCCACGATGCGACCGGGCGACAATTGCTGGATGTCGCCCGTAATCGTCATGCCGCCTTAACCTCCACGCCACTGATTGCTGCGCCCACGTCACCGTTAGTCATCGCTGCTGCGTGCGGGCTTACGGGCCACTCGACGGAGAACGGAAACCCTTCCTGCTGTGGCACATCGCGCAGCGCTTGGCGATACTCGGCCCAATCCGCATGGAGCGCTTGCACGCTCTCCGGCGCGTCGACGGGGACATTCGCCTTGCCATCCGTTGCGGCAAGGTCGAGGTTTCGGAAAATGCGAACGTGCTTTTCGCGGATCGCTTCCTCATGCTCCGCAAAGAATGCGTGCACGTCATCGTCGGACGGCTGCTCGATTTCAGCGCGCCAGATACCAATGCGCGGGTCGCCGCTTTGATTGCCATCGTCACCGATGGGAACGCAGCAGCGATAGTCGCGGCCCGGCACGAGGTCCGGATACATCATTTGCAGCGCAATCACCATGTGATCGTGCGTGTACTTCGAAAAATCCATCAATACGTTCCCTCCTGTTGAGGCGCGATACCACAAGGCACCGCGCCCGTGCTTAGTTGTTACGAAGCCACGAAGTACGTTGCCAAATCGCCGTAATACTCGACGTGCTCGCGTTGACCCGCAGTCCTGTCACGACCCACGGATCGCCTACGTCGACTACGCTGTGAATGGTGCTGTTCACCGATCCGACGTAATCCCATTCGATCCTGTCGACCTGATGGCACTGCGCCCCACGGTCTGCCCGATTCACCTGTGCGTCGTTGGCCTTGTTCCACGCGTCGTCAAGCTTACCCATGTCGTCCGACAGCCATCGTCCGCGCCACGTCATGAACACGTTGCCGTCGCCGTTGATCTGGCCTTTGTTGCGAAACACGAGACCGATCCCGACGTTCAGGTTGCCGTTAAACGACGCATTGCCCACATCATCAACATAGCCAACAATCGCGTTATAGGCGTTGTTGACGAACTGAATGCCCGCCGTGTCTTGGTTGTGCCAGCCTCGAACAAACATCCCTGCGCCGTCCCCGGCCCGCTTGAGGAAAACTTCGCCATGCGCCCCGGTCATTGGGTCGCCTTGAAACAAATTCAGGCGTTGAGTAATACTGACGGCACCGTTAAGCGTGATATTCGACCGGGCGTCCATCACATAACTGCGGTCTGACGGACTCAGCGCAATCTGTGTCCCCGCCCCGCTGATCGCGATATTCGACGGCATCGCGCCGCCGGTAGCCGGATCGATAACGGCGAGGTTCCAGTACCCGCCCGGCCCGACGAACGCCTTGAACGCGTTCCCGGCGCCAGAGTTTGCGGCGGAATTCTTCATCAGCACGCCGACCTGCCCCGAGCCCGTGACCGTCACGACTTCCTTGGCCGTGAGCGTGTCGATAATCGCGCTCGGCGCGTTCACTGCCTTCGCGCTCACGTTGCCCTTAACGGTCAGGTCGCCACCCATACCCACGCCCTTGCCGGTGTCGTCCACCAGCACCGCGCCGGTCATCATATTGACGGTCAGCGGGCGATCCTGCGTCCATTGAACGGACGATCCGGAGCCGTCCGCGACCAGCAGGTAGAAGTTCAGACCATCGTTGCGCACCATCACGTCGCGGTGCTTCGTCGGATCGGGAGGGGCGATGCGAAGGTTCGCGCCGCCCGTGTCGAAACCTTGCGATAGAACAGCAGCCTGCACGCGCACGCTGCCTGCGACCTGCAACGCGTTCGTCCCGTCGTCTACTGCCTTGCCGACCGTCAGTCGGTTAAGCGCCGAAACTGTGTTCGTCGTCCGGTCAATCGCCACAGCGCCTTTCACGGCACCCGTCGAATCGTAACTGTTGATCTGGAACTGATCGCCGCTCGTCCATGCGCCACGAATGCCCCATGCAACAGCGCCCTGCTTATAGAGGTACAGGTTCGAATGATTCGCCGCAGTAGGGTCATCGATACGGACGCCGCCGCCCGAGCGTGCCACTGTCAGGTCGCCACTGATCTTCCCCGCGCCTTGTACCTGAAACGTCGTAGAGCCATCGTCCGACACGCCATTGCCGACGAGCACACGACCGCCCCACCCGTTGAGAACGATGTTCTTCTTCGCCGTGTTCGCGCCATTGAATGCCTCGATTGACAGGCCGCCCGCGTATGCCGTTGACGAGAACGACCCAATCGTATCGCTCGCCGCACTGTAGACACTCATGCTGCCGCCGACCTGCATCGTTCCCGGCCCCGCCGGCGCGGCAGACGTGCCGACCAGCAGCGCGCCGCCCGGCGTGAGCCGCATCCGTTCGCTTCCGCCCGAAGAGAACGTCAGCGCACCTGCGCCCGCCGTGTCGGCACCATAGAATGCGATGTTCGGCCCGTTCGTTCCGTTGTAGATGCCAATCAGACCGGACGCTTTCGTGCTCTGGTCGTCGATGACGTAGTTGGCCGCGCGAACGGTGCCGTTCACCTGCAACTGATTAGCACCGTCGTCAGCCGTCGCACCGACGGTCAAGCGCCCGCCATTCGGCAGGATCGACGCGTTGTTGATCGTGTAGCCGGTCGTTCGGGTCGCGCGCAGCAATTCCATCGTCGCCGTGTATGCGTCGTTCACCGCACGAATGCGGAACGCACCATCGGCCCCATGAAGGATTTCCCATGCCTTTTGATCGGTCGGCGCACCTTCACGTTTCAGCGAAACCGATGTTTGACCACTCCCGCCGCCGTTGGACGAAAGAACCGTTCCCACACCCTTCACGGTGCCCGACGACTCGATAGATGCCGGCTTGAGCACGCCCGAAGCGACCGTGTCGGTATAGCTCTTGGCCGATGCCAACGCGTTCGCGTCGCCCGTGTCGACATACGACCTCTGTACGCCTGCCGCCGGGGCTGCGTCCGTGTACGCCTTCGCACGTGCAAGGATGTCTGCATCCTTCGCGTCAACGTCTACCGTGTCTGCCTTTTTCGCAAGATCATTCGTCACAGTCGCGGCGAAATTCGAGTCGTCCGCGAGTGCGTCGGCCAGCTCCTTAAGCGTGTTCATCGATTCCGGCGCGCCGCCGATCAATGCGTTGATCTGGCCGTCCGTGTACGCCTTGGCCTGTGCTACCGCCTTGGTCTGCGTGCCATCCGCGTAGGCGTGCGCTTCGGCCGTCACCTTCGCATCCTGCACATCCGCATATGCCTTCGCGTCGGTCAGGCGCGCGGAGCCCACGCCATCGGCATACGTCTTTGCCGACGTGAGGGTGTTCGCGTCCGACATATCCATGCGGTCATTGGCCGCAGCCGCCACAGCAGCGTCACCCGCGTTCGCGTATGCCTTGGCCGATGCCAGTGTGTTCGCATCGTTGAGATCGGCGCGATCGTTCGCGCTCTTGAGCGTCGCGGCATCGCTCGCATCCATGCGAGTATTTGCCGCCTTCGTTACGTTCGCGTCTCCCGCGTCCATGCGGGCATTCGCGGCCGTCGTCACCTTGGCGTCCTGTACGTCCGCGTATGCCTTCGCGTCACTCAGTCGGTTCGCACCCACAATATCCGCGTAGGCGTTCGCGTCATGCGCCGTTTTCGCGTCGCCCGCATCGGCGTAGGTGTTTGCAGCCGCAAGCGTGTCGGCGTCGCCCTTCGCTCGCGCGGCCATCTCGTCCGCCAGCGATTCGGCCGAATCGCCTGCGTCGGCCTTCGTGTCCATCACCTTGCTAATCAGGTCAAAATTCGCCTGAATCTTGAGCGCCGCTTTCCGGTACGTGTCGCCACCTTCGCCGGTTGGCTGTTGGCCGAAATTGAGCGCCTGCAATCCTTCCATGCTATTCCTCTACGTTGAATGTCTGCTGAAACTGCGCAGTCATCGTGTACACGTTCCCGTCCTTCGTCGGCTCCGTCCATGACGGGCTATAGAACGCTCCCGGCGAGTCCCAAAGAGGCGGCGTCCACCAAAACGCATCAGCCCCGCCAGCGGCCCGGAGAAAAGCCAGAATGGCCCTGATCTTGTCCGCGCTCCCGTTGAATTGCACGGAGAACGCCGACGACACGTTGTTTAGCCCGTCGGCTGCTCTCTGCTCGTATCCGTCGCCAAACTTCGCGGTACGAACCACCGGAGTAGCCGTACCGCTGTAGTTCGCGACGGTCGGAGTCCATCCGAACGTCTGCACCGTTTAAACACTCCCGTTTGCCATTTGCCACGCGTAGCCGCCCTGCCCCTTCATTTTCTGAGCGATGCGAGCGTCGATGAGCGCCTGAATGTCGGCCTTCAGCCCCGGAATGTCCGACGCATCCAGACCGCCTCCGTCCGCGTTCACCGTCACGTCAACGTGCGTCGTATTGCCGCCCGCCGGACGGGTCGCGCGGGCCACCGAGCCTACCGCACCGCCGGACGCAAACCTAGCGACAGAGCCAAGCGAATGACCCGCATTGAGCGCATCGAGCGCATGCACACCGATACGGTCAACGGCCGCCGCCTTGACGACGTATTCACCATCGGACAGCCACGCCGGAATGCTGTCGCTCGTGCTCGTTCCGGGCCCCGACACCGCGCCGCCCGTGGCGAGGTGGAAACCGTATTGGTTCATCCCGGTTGTCGTGCTTGCCGTACCCGCTGGAATATCCGCGCCGCCGCCCATGAAGCCGGACACCGCCGAGACGCCCATGTTGACCAGTCCGACAATCGCCTTCTGCGCCGCGATTTTCGCGAGGTCGGACAGAATGCTGCGCGTCATGTCCGCGAAGTTGAGTTTCCCGGTCTTCACGAACGTTTCGAACGTCTGCTGTAGCGTGTTCGTCGTGTCCGTGAATGCCATCTGAGCGAGCGCCATATTGTTCGCCGCAGCATCCGCGTAGTCCGCCCACCCCTGCGTTACTCCCTTCGTCCAGTCCGACTGCAACGCGTCCATGTCGGCGTAATACTTCCGGTTGTCCTCCAACGACTGTTGCTGCCCCCGCGCGATACGCTGTTGCGCCGCCAGATACTCATCGCTATTGCGCAGGCTATCGGGCGTTTCCTTGTCGAGCTTGGCTTGTTCCTGCAAATACTTCTGCCGGATCGCACGCTCAGACGCGATGCGTTGCTGCTCCTTGCGTCCGAGCCCGACGGCTTGTAGCTGCGCCTCGTATTGCTCCGCCTGCGAGCGCTGATAGTTCAGAATGTCGGCGTCGATCTGCTTGCCGCGCTCCTTGAGCTTGTTTAGCTCGTTTTGCGCTTCAACCTGCTTTTCAAGTTCCGCGTTTTGTTTGAGCGCCGCCTCAACCGCCTGTCGACCGGCGAGCAACTGTTTGTCGGAATCGGTCAGCTTCTTCCCGGCCGCACGACGCGCCTCAATGTCCCTGATCTGCGTCTCGAATCGAATGAGCTTCTGTGCTTCCGCGCCGATCTTCTCGCGTGTGTCCAACTGGGCCCGTAGCGTCGCCTGCGTTTCTTGTGCGGCACGCAACATCGTGTCGGCTGCATCGCTCTTTGCGCCGGTCGCCCTGTGGCCCTTCGGCTCTTTGTACTGCCGATTCGCTTCTGCGATTGTCTCGTCGCGCTCCCTCGCGAACGTCTTATCAGCCTCGACGGAATACGTACCGCTCGCCCGCATCTTGGCGATCGCCGTTTGATACTTGTCGTTTGCGTCCTTTGCCGCGTTGATGCGTTTTTGCGTGTTGGACAGATGCGCATCTGCGAGGCGCTGTGCGTTGATGCCGGCCTGCGCCACCTGCGCGTCCGTCGCCTTCTTCGCGGCGTCTTTCATCGCCTTGTCGACTTTCGCCTGCGCTGCTGCCACATCCTTTTGCGCCTGCTCAATATCGTTGGCGTACATATCCTCGCTGCCGCCAAACAGCGTCACGCCGCCGCCGTGCGCGCGTCGCGCACTCGAGAGTCGCTCTTTCGCCTTCGCAAGCTCTTGTTCGGGCGTCGTCTCAGCGCCCCATTTCTGCATAGCGCCCCATGCTTCCGCAATCGCGCTCTTTACGCCCTGCCATGCTTTCGCGAGATAGCCGGCGTTCTCGGCATTCGTCCGCACCGCCGCATCAAGCGCCTTGAATGCTGCATCCTGCGCGCCGGCCGTATTACCGGCGTCCTGCATCGCCTTGATCTGCTCATATTGCGCGGCGGTCAGAAAGTGCATGCTCTCGTTGAGCTTCGCTGCGCCTTCGGCCGGATTTTCGAACATCGGCTGTAGTGCCGCAGCGGCATCGGCCGCCGACTGGTTCGACGCTGCCGCGTAGTCGAGAATCGCTTTCGTTGCCGATTGCACCGCTTCGTTCCCGACACGACCAGATCCCACCACGGCGTTGATAGCGTCCATCGCCTCACCGTGGCCTTTGATGCTTCGGAGCGCATCCGCCATCGCGGTCATTTGCCCGGCAGTCACGCCCGCGTAGTTGCCAGTCAGCTTGATGGATCGGTTCAGGTTCTCCGAATCCTTCGCGCCTTGATACATGGCGATGCCGACCGCACCGAGCGCACCAACCACCAGCCCGACACCGATAGTGATCGGCGTAAAAAGGCTCGCGATATACGTAGCCATGCCCTTGGCCGCGCCAGCAACCGAGCCGAACATATCCTTCAACTGTCCGCCCTGCTGCATCAGCACGGTAAGCGGGTTAGCGCCGCCCTGTAGCTGCGTCACAATGTCCGTGAACTGCGCCGGAACCATCCGCATCGCCGCCGCGTGCTGGCCCGCGCTGATACCGCCGATCATGTTGGCGGTCGTGTGCGTCGCTCCGCCGACCGCCTGCGCCTGCGCTGCCGCGACCTTCAGCGCTGTATCCTTCGCTTCAGCGACGAG